CGGTAAGTAACTCAGCTTCTACCAGCGCAGGGCTTACCACTCAGATTCCTTTAGCAACCTCGGTAAGTAACTCAGCCTCTACCAGCGCTGCGCTAACTGCTGGAACTGATTTATTTAAGGCAGCGGTAAGTAACTCAGCTTCTACCAGCGCAGGGCTTACCACTCAGATTCCTTTAGCAACCTCGGTAAGTAACTCAGCCTCTACCAGCGCAGCGCTAACTGCTGGAACTGATTTATTCAAGGTAGCGGTAAGTAACTCAGCTTCTACCAGCGCAGCGCTTACCACTCAGATCCCATTAGCAACCACCGTAAGTGCTTCAGCTACTATCGGCGCAGTACTGACGACTGGTAGCGCTCTGGCGGCGGCAGTAAATAACATCGCCTCTACCAGTGCAGCGCTAACTACTGAGATCACCGTTGCTTCAGCGGTAAACAACGTAGCTTCTATCAGCGCAGCGCTGACTACTGAGATTGCAGCTACTTCAGCGGTAAGTACCTCGGCCACTACCAGCGCAGCGCTAACTAATGAGATTACGATAGCGGCAGTGCCGACGGCGTTGGCCTCTATCACTGCGGACCTCACTACAACTTCTCAGATATTGCTGAAGAGCAGCGTCGCAGCAGCAGCAACGAGTACCTCTGCACTTACTACAGAGATACCTCTATCTAGCGCAGTGTCTGTGAGCGCAGTATCAGCTGCAGCGTGTACAACGGCTATTACGCCGGCCGCAGTAGCCAATACCAGCGCGGTAAGTGCTGCCGCGCTGGGCACTACTATCACGGCCCAAGCGGCAGTCTCTGGTGCGATAACGACGTTCGCTGATCTCACGACTGAGATTACGTTCCCAGCTGCAGTCACAACGAGCGCAACTGTAACTGGAACACTGGAGTCAGCGGGGCAATTATTCGAAGCAGTAGCTAGCGGACAAACACTGCTCAGCGGAGATTTAACGACTAGCATTATTCTGGATTCTGCGCTTTTCGTTACTGCGAGTAGCAATGCGCAGCTCTTCGATTTCAGCGTACCGAACTGCTATGAGTTTTCGACGCTAGTTATTTCAGACGACGAGCTAAGTGCGGTAGCTATTACAGCCGACGAATATACGGCTTTAGTGATACCGGGTGATGCGCGTAGTAGCGTAGGTCTTTCTGGTGATGTGTGTGAGTAAAACAAGGAGGTTGTGATGGCTGATAAGAAAGCGCAAGTACAAGACGAACCGAAGGAAGAGCTTGAAACTGAGTTGGATAATACGCCCGAGGAGGAATTAGAGGGTAAAGCGGAAGGCGAAGCAGAGCCAGAAGCTGAGCCGGAAGCAAAAGCGGAAGAGGAACTTAAAGAAGAACCCAAGGGGTTTATGATCCCGAAATCCCGCTATGACTCAGTTAAGGGGCGATTGCTTTCAGCACAAGAGGAAAACCGGTTGCTGAAAGAGCAGGCGGAGGGCCGCCAGGCTGATACTACAGCTTCGCCGGATGTAGATTTCGATGCTCAGATCGCCGAAATGGATAAGCAGTATGCTGCGGCATTAGCTGATGGTGATTCAGAAAAAGCGGCGGGTATTCGCAGAGAGACGCGGAAGTTAGAACGTGAGCAGATAGAAGCGGAGCTTAGCAATAACGCGAAGACCGTAAGTGCTCAGACTCGGGATCAGGTCCGGTACGACGCTCTGTTAACGCAGTTCGAAACAGATTACCCGTTAATTAATCCTGACAGTGAGGATTACGACCAGGACATCGAAGCGGAGATCATCGAGCTAAAGGAGGCGTTTCAGGCTCGCGGAAGTTCCGCGTCAGATGCACTGAACCGAGCGGTTGGATATGTACTGCGGGGTGGGACTGCAGAGGCTTCCCCGACAGCAGAACCGAGAAAGACGGATGTGGAGCGCAACCTGAAGACAGCTAATGCGCAGCCGCCAGCTCTCAAAGGTGGACGCGACAGCGATAAGGCAGGGATGAAAGGGAAAATTAATATCTTCAAACTGTCTACCGACGAGTTCGATGAGCTGGGTGAAGAACAGCTGTCTCAGCTCCGTGGAGACAATTACTAAAAGCTAACGAAATTGACAACGTGATAGGGCTTTGCTATTAATACAGTATCTTCGTCCGTCAGCGCGATAGCTGGCTGAGTATCGTAACCTCAAAAAAGGGTCGTGTTCACGGCAGCTGGCACGAGAGTCCAGTGGAACGAAAGGATTATTCGTTTAGCCGAAAAACACGGAGGTTGTTATGTCCCTTACTAATTTTGGGGCGCTGACGGACGAAGAGAAGACTGTATGGTCGATGGATGTCTGGAAGGCTGCCCGCAACAAGCAATTTCTGAACCGGTTCACTGGAGATGGCTCCGACGCCATGATTCAGCGAATTACGGAACTCACCAAGACTGAAAAAGGCGCACGGGCGGTAATCACCCTCGTAGCTGATCTGGAAGGCGACGGCGTAGCCGGAGATCGCACTCTGGAAGGTAACGAGGAAAAGATGAAGTCCTATGACCAGGTGATTCAGCTGGATCAGCTGCGTCACGCAAACCGCCACGAAGGTCGTATGGCCGAGCAGCGGTCGGTGGTCAAGTTCCGTAAAGAGTCCCGTGATGTGTTGGCTTACTGGCTGGCAGATCGCTTGGATCAGCTCGGTTTCCTCACTCTCTCTGGAGTCAGCTACGCAAATACGAACCGAGGCGCAAGCCGTGTCGGGTCAGATTTCCCGTATCTTGACTTTGCTGCGGATGTCGCCGCGCCGTCTACCAACCGCCATAAGCAGTGGGACGCCGGTACTGATTCCTTGGTTACTGTTAACCATGGTGCTTTGGTTAACGGTGCAATTGGAACTGGTGACTACGCTACCTGGGCGATGCTGGTACAAGCCAAGGCGTATGCGGAGGAGAACTACCTCAAGCCGATTCGTCTCGACGATGGTGTGGAGTTCTTCAACATCTTCATGTGCCCCACGGGTATTGCGAAGCTCAAGCAGGATCAGGACTTCCTGAAGAACTTGCGTGAGGCTGCTCCGCGAAGCCCGAACCATCCGCTGTTCAAAGGTGCTAATACCTTGTACGTGGATGGTATGGCTATCCATTCTTATCGCCATGTGTACAACACTCAGAGTGCTGCGAGTGGCTCGAAGTGGGGTACCTCCGGAACGGTAGATGGTCAGCGTGTGTTGATCTGCGGTGCGCAGGCGATGGGCCTTGCCGATATCGGTAATCCTGAATGGGTTGAGAAGGGGTTCGACTACGACAACCAGCAGGGTATCAGTATCGGTAAGATTTGTGGGTTGTTGAAGCCTAAGTTCCGTTCCCAGGTTTCTGGTACGGACGAAGACTTCGGCGTGTTCGCCATCGATACCGCTATCTAAGGCAAAAACTGACCTACCCCCAGACAGGGGGTAGGTTTCTCTAAGGAGGAAGTAATTATGGCGATTACCAAGGACGCGGGGCGGCAGTGGCCGCTGGTGGCGAAAGTCCCGTTCACTTACGCTGATTTCGATACTAGCGGCGTTGCTGTGGCTGCCCTTGATCTGCCCGGCAACGCGACCGTTATCGGTGGCGAGCTGGTAGTAGAAACAGTGTTCAACTCTGGAACTTCAGATGCTCTGGATGTCGGAGACGGTGCCAGCGCTACTCGGTACGCGGGCGCAGTGGATGGGCAGGCAGCTGCTCGTACTGCGTTGACGCTGACCGGGTACAAGCACACCGTTCCGGATACCGTTGATATCGAGTGGACTGGAGCGGGTACCGCACCGACGCAGGGTGCTGGTTATCTGTTGGTGATGTACACGGTCGATGACAAGGCTAACGAGGTCCAGCCTGATTAAGATTCAGCCGCTTGGGAGGGGGAAACCCCTCCCTTTTTTCTAAATAAGGAGGGGTTATGGAATTCGTAATGAACCGCGACGTAGTAGTTACGTCTGATCTCGGTCACACCATCGCCTTTGAGAAAGGCAAACCGGTTTATGTTCCTCCGCCGCTGCGTCAGAAAGTCCGAGAAATGGGCGGCGCATCAACTCAGGAAGAGGTAGTCTCCGAAGCTTCTGAAGAGAAGGCGGAGCCAGTAGGTGACGAACGGACTACGGCAATCCAAGTTGCGTTGGAAAAAATGAAAAACCGGAATGGTCCGAACGACTTCACTGCAACTAATCGCCCAAAGACGGCGACGTTGATCAAAGAAGTAGGATTCGACGTTTCTGCACAAGAACGTGATGTAGTGTGGGATACGATGTTGGCTGAAGGACAAATCTGATGTCTTACGCGCCTGACGAACTCCTGGAGCTGTTTCGTAAAGAAGTAGACGACCTCGATACAAGCGATCCACTATGGACCGATACAGAGTGTTACGCCTACATGGACGATGCGCAAAAGGAGTTCGCCAGGCTCACGGACTGCTTTGCAGATACAGGAACTACACCTATAACAGCGGATGATGCTTGGGTAGTAATCAATCCGCGATATACGAGAATTCGCGGCGCACGGTTGGCATCTACGGGGCGGAAAGTTTTTCCGGTTCGGTATGACGAGGTAGAGCAGGCGTTCTTAGAGGATGACTATGGGTTGCAGAGTTTGTCTGCAAATTGGGAAGCCCTCACAGGCACTCCGCGCTACTTAGTTACAGACATGATATCCGATAAAGGGCGGCTGGTAGGTATCCCTGCAGATGACGACACGCTGAATTTGGTCATATTTCGTTTGCCGTTGACTGATATCGAAGATGACGGAAGTGAGTTCGAGGTTACGGATCTACGGCACCAGCGGGCGTTTATTCATTGGATGAAGAAACGCGCTTATGAAAAGCACGATACTCAGACACTCAACACTAAGTTGAGCCGTGACAGTGAGCTTCAGTTTCGTAGCTACGCAGAAGAGGCGAAGCATCAGTACAGGCGGCTACGTATGAAAGCAGGAACAATTCGGTATGGTGGGTTATGAGCGAAAAGCCTTACTCTGTCAAGGGCTGGCCGGATGGAGTTAACAACGTAGATCGTATCGACGCAATGCCGAAGACGGCATTGCGCGAAGCTGTCAATGTAGACCTGGATAAGAACGGGCGTGTACGACGGCGCTTTGGCTTTAACCAATCCCTCAGCGGCACAGGTATCCACAGTCTCTGGTCGAATAAGAAAATAGCTCTTTTCGCCGAAGGGGGTTCCCTGAAGCGTTTTGTTAGAGACGGCGATACTTACTCTGCGACAGTACTGAGAACTGGGCTACAGCCTAATAAGTTCCTCAGCTATGTAGATGTGAACGGGGAGGTCTATTATTCGAACGGAGCCCTTACCGGCAAAGTCCTAAGCAACGGCACTCTGGCTGCTTGGGGGATTGAGAGCCCGAGCGGACAGCCTATAGCGACACCAGCAGTTACAGGGGGCTTTGACGCTGGAACCTATTTGGTAGCGATCACGTTTCTGAATGCGGCCGGAGAAGAGTCGGGGACTGAATTAGCAACCTCGGTCGAGGTTACGCAGGGTGGCGGCATTGCTCTTAGTAGCATACCGCAGCCTGTTTCCTCGGAAGTTACAACTATCTCGGTATACGTAACTAAGGCGAATAGTGAGACGTTGTATCGTCACAGTGATCTCGTCGTAGGAACTACTAGCACTACGCTGACTAAGTCAGGACGTTTGGGCCGAGTTCTGAAGACTCAGTTCAAACAGCCGATGCCACCATGCTCTATCTTGGAATATTACGCGGGACGAATCTACGGCGCTTCTAAGAACATTCTCTGGTTCTCTGATGCTTTGCGGTTCGGACTGTATTCGCCGGCCAAGAACTTGTTTCTGTTTCCTGAGAACATCACTGTAGTAAAAGCAGTGATGGACGGGCTGTACGTAGTAGCGGGCAAAACTTATTTCTTAGCTGGGGCTGACGCGGTGGATATGCGTCAGGTAGTAGTGTCGGAGTATGGAGCTGTTCCGGGGACTGCTATAACGCTACCGACTAAGGAAGTAGCATGGTTCAGCGAAAATGGTCTGTGCTACGGAAAACCCGGAGGGGCTATTGAGTATGTGATGGAGAAGCGTGTAGCTGTTGATACTTTCAGTCGGGGGGCGACGTTGTATCGTAAGCAGGAAGGGATAGAACAAGTAGTGTCTCTGATGCGTGGGAATGACGAGAGTAATTCTTTGAAGGTGTCAGATAAAGCAGTAGCGGAGGTTCGGCGTAACGGTATCGTGATCTAAATAGGAGAGTAGCGACATGGATGTCAGAAACTTTGGTAGAGAACTACGCAACGGGCACTACGAGAAGACAGACGACGGGCGAATTTTACTACCGCGTTCTAAAGTGCTACTCGGTGGAGTGTTTACCCATAATGTGCGGCGGAACGGGGTTCTGCTAGGTGAGCAGCAGGATCACAATATCGTCGTAGACGAGATGTGCAACCACGCGCTGAATATTATATTCAGAAGCGACGAAGTAGGGAACACCCCGATCACTGCTTGGTACCTGGGTATTTTCGAGGGCAACTACACTCCAGTAGCTGGCGATACAGCGGCTAACATCGCAGCGAATGCAACAGAGAGCGTTGCTTACACAGAGGCAACTCGTCAAGCATGGGTCGAAGGGGCGGTCGCTTCGAAGACCATTGATAATCTGAGCAGTAAAGCCACGTTCACTATGAACGCTACGAAGACTATCTTCGGAGGGTTCTTGATTTCTGAAAGCGCCAAACAGGGAACGACCGGCGTCCTGGCTGCGGCGAGTAAGTTCACAACTTCGCGCGGCGTAATCAGTGGCGACGAGCTGTTGGTTGGATATCAGATGACAGCGGCGGATGCGTAATGGCCGAAAAAGTACTGCTTGCGGGAGATCGCGTGGAGGCTGCCAAGTGGGTGGCCTATGCGCGTTCTCGCCTAGCAGCACTTAAGAACTCAGGACAATCCTACGGGGCCTTCAAACCGAAGCTCAGTATCTTAGTGCGAGTCAAATCGGTAGCGGGTATCGACGAGCTGTATATTGAAGCAGAGGACAAGGGGAGTGGGGTGTTTCTCGGGTTCCCAGCTTCTGATGCTGCCCCTGATGGGTGGGGAGAACCATATCGAGACGAATTCGGGGTTGAGATCAATCCGCCATGGGGCACCGTTGGAGGAACTAATCCCGATGCGATTATCCATCCGAAAAAAGCCGGGTGGGGGATTAAACGCCGGGTTCCTTTAGAAGCAGGAAACATGGACTGGGTTGGTAAAGGCAACCAGGTACTGACTTGGTGGGGAAATCCGTCGCGGTATTTTGAAGGGGCTGAGGAGTTGGATTATATAGCTGGTTACGGGGGAGAGCTTTTTGTTGGGTCTATCGTAGTTACTAGAGATGTTTTTGGTGAGGTCAATGATATACGGCGTATAACGAAGCTTAGCCCGTATGCTACAACCCGAGCCTATTCAGGAGATATTTTTAGAAACGGAGAAGTATTAGTATCGCTCCCGTTATATGTTTTTGGCGCTTCGGTTCGTAAAGACAGTAAAGGGAAGTCGTGGCTTCAAGCGATAACGGCATACCAAAATGTTTATGGTGTTTATAAGAACTTTTTTTGGACAGCCCCGTTAGATAATTTATCAGATAGTACTTCGGTGGAGCTGATAGATTACGGCATCCTTGATGATCCGAACAAAATAGTACGCTTCATACGCAATACTACTATCTGGTGTTTTAACGCTAGCGGGACTGAAGCACAGACTGCTTACAAAAATAAATACAACCCATCGTCGGGAGAGCTTGAACGGATTCGAATTAAGCTGACTGTTACAGAGGATATAACAGAAGAAAACTACGGGCGAGGTATACCGAATATCGTAGTGACGGATTACTACGACGGAGTCCCGCAAACGACGGAAATAGTAACGCATGAAAAGACCTATTTCCCGTCACTCGGCTGGTGTAAGTCCGATAATTGGGGTTGTTGGGTAGAGCCGCCGTCAGGTCTTACTATGAAAGCGTGTACAGCAACTGAAACATGGTCTATTGGTTCTGGGCATGGAGTTATAGCTATAGACTATAGCGGTGATCAAGAAGTAAGGCTAAAGAGCTACATCTCGGGAAATGGCACAGTATGGGAAACAAGAAGCAATATGCGGCTTCTTGGCGAGTGTGAGGGAGAGCCATGTGCAGCGTTTCATCGAGCTGCAAATTACAGCATCGGAGACAATAGAGCCTTTGCAGGGTACTTGCAAATTAACGATGGGTCGATGATAGAGCACTACCGAGTAAATAAAACTTATACGAAAAATGTAGAGATGAGCTGCTTAGGAGTTCCGCCAACGGGTGTCTTGACAGGTGAATATAATGATTTAACTACTCAGATTTACGCTGCAGATATCCGATACGGATTTTTGTTGCTACTAAGGACGGAATATTCAGATTCGCGAAATAATACTTCGTGTACAGAAAACGAGTATCTGTATGCCACCACGTATAAAGCGGAAATATATATTAACAGTAAGCTACATACTACGCTGTGGACTAATACGGAGGGCTCTAGTGGTCCTGCTTCAGTTCCTTGGCCTGGGATATGTCCGGAATACTGTGGGGATGGGGTTCTTTTTGTTTCCTGCCCTAGCTGGGCAGGATCGCCGAGAGAAATAACATACCCCGAACCTTCTCATATAAATTACGAACCTAGTTGTCCTCTAGGTTATGCGTTTGTAGAAAATAAAGACGTGATATTTGGGGTCGCCTCTATACCGATAGGATATCAGTGGGGGGCTGCACAACAATGGATGGACAGCGCCCGTACCTTTTATAACAAAGCGTTTAAGATAAAGGGCGGCACAGTGGAAGAAACAGATTTGGATGTAATGTCGGAGATATACGGGGATGCCCCGCGTTACTTACCTCTTAGGGTACTTAGTCGAGGTAGTAAGAAACTTTTAAGCCAAGGAGCTTGAGATGCCTTCCATGAAATTTGCAGACTTAGTAGAAGAGACGAGTGCAACCGCTGGAACCGGGGACTTAACGCTAGCGGGTGCGACGTTGGGGCATCAGACGTTTTCTTCGACAATCGGTACTGGTAGTGCGAATAGCACGCTGTATGCGATATCAGATAGTACGACTAATGAGTGGGAAATTGGAATCGGATACGCGAGCACGGCGACGAATTTTGTACGCAGTACCGTAACAGCATCGAGTAATGCAGGAGCGTTAGTGGACTTCGCTGCTAATACTAAAAAAATAAAGTTGGTTGCTTCGAAAGCTTTCTTCGATTGGTTCGGCGTATCAGGAGTACCTGGTACTCCGGCGCAAGCGACTGGGTCAGACGGTATCGCTCTAGGAGACGGCGCTTCTGCCGCAGGAATAAGCAGCGTAGCGATGGGAGCCAGTGCTATTGTCAATGCTGATGGTGCCGTAGCAATCGGACCTGCTGCTACAGTCAATCCGAACGGAGTCATAGCTATTGGGAATGGCGCTATAGCCTCAGCAATCGGGGCTCAGGCGTTAGGATATCACACCCAAGCTAATGCCGATTTCAGTACAGCTGTTGGGTATGATGCGTCTGCAGATCACATGGGAGCTGTGGCACTAGGGCTAACAGCGCAGACTATGAATTACGGAGCGTTGCATTTATCGTCTATAAGCCTTGGGGGAGGGGATTTATGTGATACGTCTATTCTGACTGCTGCTAACAAATCAACCGCTGGGGTTGCTATACCGCTATACCTAGATGGACTAAATCAAACCTTAGAAACTATTCTGGATCAACCGGGCGCTTATAGCTACTGGGTCGGCATAATAGGTGTACAAACGGGGGGTTCAGCTGGAACAGTCGGAGATTCGTGGGGGAAGAGCATCTATGGAGTAGCTAAGAACATAACAGGTACCGTGGTTATTCTAGGTACGCCGTTCGGAGAAGGGCCTTTCTATGATCCAGGAGCAGCGGGATGGGCGGCAAATGTTTCGGGTCAAGCTGGTGGCATTCTCCGCGTATCGGTAACAGGAGAAGCGAATAAAAATATTAGTTGGGGAGTGACTATTAAGCTGACACGAGTAACTTATGGCGGTGGTATGTAAATAAGACATGATTATTTCCGGGTGTTCAATATCAGGGACTAGTATCAGCGGAAGTTGCGTTCTTAGCAACATCGTTTACGACGAGCTTATCTCTGAGATCGTAGGTATAAATGACCTCGCTTCTAACGAACTGATACCGCTGATCGTAGTATTGGAAAGTTTAGGGCTCGGTGATAGCGCGACGCTGCAACTTTATAAGTTTGTACAGGAGGCGCTGGGTATATCGGATAGTCCTACGAGCAGTGTGCGAAGTACGGATGTTACCGTAGAGCAATTAGCGCTATCCGATACAGCGGCGGAGACAGTGCGGTTCATTGCACTTGGGACAGATTCGGTAGGCATAAGCGATACAGGGATACTGAATCTGCGTTCATTGAACACGATCCAAGAGGCTCTGCAATTTGGGGCTCTATTGGAAATAGCGGGGGAGTTGTATACCGGGTGGGTTGTTAATGCAGAAACATTCGGAGCAACTACTTACGAAGATTTCAGCTTCGAGTCGCTATGTGAATACGATGGTAAGTACTATGGAGCAAAATCCGACGGTATCTATCTCCTCGAAGGTGAGCTGGATGAAGCGGAGTACATTTCAGCCAGGTGTAAGTTAGGGCTCTTGGATTTTGGTACAAGCGCTCTTAAGAACGTTCGAGAAGCGTACCTGGGATACCGTAGTACAGGAGCATTGGTTCTGAAAGTAGTTACCGGGGAAAAAGTCGAACGTTGGTACGAATTCGTAAACACCGAAGATCGCTTCGTAACAGAGCGACAGAAGTTAGGTAGAGGAGTAAAGGCGCGATATTGGCAGTTTGAGCTTGTGAATAAAGATGGAGCGGATTTCGAACTAGCCGATATGGAGTTGCTGCCTGTTCGGTTGACCAGGCGTTTAGGAGGTACTGAATAATGACTGCTGAAGCTACTGTTGAGGGCATTATTGCCAATGCTCAATCTATTACGAATTCGGCTTCTGGTTTAGCTCAGAGCTTTTCTCAGAGTGCGCAAACTGCTGCTGGGGGAGCGATTAGCGTTAGCATCGACCCTCCCGAGGACCCCAATGTACCCAGGCCGCTGGAATCGGAAAAACCTATCGACCTAAGCGGGTTCTTCGAGAATACCTATTCTGCGCAAGTCGCAACGGTGGAGGCAGAATTGAATGCGCGGTTTACGGAATACCTCGATACGTACTTTCCGTCATTCTCTGATATGACGAGTCAGATTGAGACTTGGCTGGAAGATGTTATTACTAACTCTACCACCGGCTTGAATGCAGCTTTCGAGGAAGCAGTATGGGAGCGGAGTCGTAGCCGGGAGTTAGAAGAGGCGACCCGCTTAGAAGAGGAAGCGGCGAACGGGCTTGCCGCCCGAGGGTTCTCTATGCCGAATACGATGCTATTAGCGCGGCAGGATGAAATCAATCAGAGGGTATTGGAGAAAACTTCGACCCACGCTCGCGAGATAGCGATTAACCATTTGCAGATAGCAGTAGAGCAAGTGCGTTTTGCTGTGCAGCAGTCTACAGCCCTGTACGCGCAGGTAACGCAGGCAGCGTTGGCCTATGTGCAGGATTATCTGCGGGCTGTTACATCCGGAACTGATAAAGCCCGAGGTATGGTGGATTCGAAGAATGCTCTGTACCAGATGGCGTATAGGTATTACGACACCTACATCGCCTGGGGAAACATGATGGTTAATTATGAGCACATTGCAAATAGTGCTTCGATGCAGGAAGCGACATTGTTCATTGAATCTGCTGCACGAAATAGGCAGAGCCGAGTAGAAGCAGCGATAGGTGGTGCGAGAGCCATGGGAGATGTGGCAGCAGCGGCACTGGGTTCGCATAACTCAATAGCTACACTTGCTCACGAAACGACGGTGGAGGGATAACACCATGGCTACTTATAGTGCGAGGGACCCGCGTTCTTATGGAACGGAGGAAACTAAGCGGCCTAAGTCACGAACAAGGGCGCGACCGCAGGGGCCGACGCTCC